CTAAAGAAGGTGATAAAATTAAAACTATTCGTTTTGGTCAACAAGGTGCTAAGACTGCAGGTAAAAGAAAAGAAGGTGAATCAGCTAAGATGACAGCTAAACGTAAGTCTTTTAAAGCTCGTCATAGAAAAAATATTAACAAAGGTAAAATGTCCGCAGCTTATTGGGCTGACAAAGTTAAATGGTAAAATGTCTCAATTAGGTAGCAACGAAAAACCAATTTTAATGACTAACAAAAAAAATGGTGGTCGAGTAGGTAAAGGTTCTAGACCTAGACCTATTCCAGACAAAGTACAGTTTGCTAAAAACTGGGATGCTATTTTTAATCAGAGTACGAAGTCGAAAGACTGAGTCAGCGTAAGAGGCTTTCCGGATGTTTTTCCATCTTAATATCTGGAAAGTCCAGCTTTAGTTATGACAAAGATACCAGCAGATTATTTACCTAAAAAAAGTCATACCATTCCTTTTGGTTATGAACTTAGTAACATTGAGGGTTATCTCAAACCCATCCCCAAAGAACTAGAAGCTCTACAGAAATACCTAAAAGGTGTTACGGAACAAAAGTATTCTCTACGAGAAGCAGCTAAACTTATTACCCAAGAAGCAGGTCGTAGTGTTTCTCACGTTACCCTAAAGAACTATTTAGACTCTGACCCTTCTCTAGCCGAACAACATAAAAAGAAAATAGCGGCTAAAAAACGCAAACTAGCTCGACAAAAAAAATCCCTTTATAAAAAAGAACAAGCAGTTAAAGCTCAAGAGCAAGTTATGAAAAAAGCTACTGAGCAGACTACTTCGCATGTTGTTACTGAAACAGAACTAGCAGAAGTGCCAGTTGATGTTCAAGCACAACTCAAAGATGCTAAAGTAATCTTTTCAGCTAATGAAGGACCACAAACAGATTTCTTAGCTGCCGATGAAAAAGATGTGCTTTATGGTGGTGCAGCAGGTGGTGGTAAATCTTATGCTATGTTAGTTGACCCCTTAAGGTATGCTCATAAAAAAGCCCATAGAGCTTTAATACTTAGGAGGTCTATGCCGGAACTTAGAGAAATGATAGACAAGTCTCGGGAACTTTATCCACAAGCATTCCCGGGTGCTAAGTTTAGAGAAGTAGAAAAGTTGTGGAATTTTCCTAGTGGTGCTAAAATAGAATTTGGTTTCTTGGAACGAGATGCTGATGTGTACCGATACCAAGGTCAAGCTTATTCTTGGATTGGCTTTGATGAAATCACACATCTCCCTACTGAGTTTAGTTGGAATTACCTAGCATCTCGTCTAAGAACTACTGACCCTGAAATAAAAACTTATCTACGTTGCACTGCTAACCCCGGAGGAGCTGGTGCTAGTTGGGTTAAAAAAAGATATATAGAACCACATGAAGCTAATAACTCCTTTTTAGGTACAGATGGTTTAACTAGAAAATTTATTCCTGCTAAATTACAAGATAACCCTTATTTAGCTAAAGATGGTGTTTATGAACAAATGCTAAAGTCTTTACCGCCTATCCAAAGAAGACAACTATTAGAAGGAAACTGGGAAGTTGCCGAAGGTGCAGCCTTTGTTGAATTTGATAATACTAAACATATAGTAACTCCATTTCAGATTCCAGTACACTGGGAAAGAGTTAAAGGTATTGACTATGGTTATGCATCTGAATCCTGCTGCCTGTGGGGAGCTATAGACATGAATGATGGCACCCTCATAATATATCGTGAATTATACCGTAAAGGCTTGACAGGAGAAGAATTAGGAGCTATAATAGGAAATATGGAACTTGAAGACCCTTTTTCGGTCTCAGGTGTGTTAGATACAGCAGCATGGGCTAGAACAGGTACTACTGGTCCCACTGTCGGGGAAGCTTTAATTAGAGCTGGTCATAAATTAAGACGAGCTGATAAGAATAGGATTCAAGGTAAAATTCAAATACACGAGTTCCTAAAGGTTAGAGAAAACGGTAGACCAAAACTGCAAATATTTAACACTTGCCCAAATTTAATACGAGAGTTACAAAGTATACCACTATCAAAAACCAACCCAGAGGATGTAGATACCCATGCCTCTGACCACGCATACGATGCTTTGCGGTATATGATAATGAGTCGTCCAAGAGTGGACAGCCCATTAGAAAGAATTAGAGGTCTTAAAAAAGAAATGCATCAACCTTCTGATTCTACTTTTGGATATTAAATAAATGGCAGATAACGAAAATACATTTTTAACAGCTAACAATCTATATAATGATGTTGAGGGCGAAGCTGGTAAAACCTTAGATTTAGAATTAAATCAAAAACAAAACTTAGTCGGTATCATTCAAAGTCGTTTCTATCAAGCTGAAGATGCTCGTAACACTGATGAAAGAAGATGGCTTAAAGCTTACGAAAACTATCGAGGTCTTTATAGTAAATCAGTCAAGTTTAGAGATTCAGAAAAATCTCGTATCTTTGTTAAAATTACTAAAACTAAAGTCCTAGCTGCCTATGGACAATTAGTTGATGTTATTTTTGGCACAGGTAAATTTCCTATTGGTATTCAAGAAACTAAAGTACCAGAAGGTGAGTTAGATGCAGCTCATTTAGATATTAATAATCCTTCTGTTGGTCTTGAAACTTCTATCCCTGATGATATTGGAAATAGAATAGATAACCCTTATGATGTTGGTTATGAAGGTGATGGAAAAGTTTTAAAAGCTGGAGCTACTTTTGGTAAAGGTATGTTCAGCGAGTCTTTAGAAGACCAAGTAGAAGATAACTTAGTTGAAGGTTATAATCCAAACCCACAAGTTTTAGAAATCTCACCAGCTCAGAAAGCTGCGAGAAGAATGGAAAAACTTATCCATGACCAAATAGATGAATCTAAAGGTTCATCAGAAATAAGAAGTTCTTTATTAGAATCTGCTTTATTAGGTACCGGTATTGTTAAAGGTCCTTTTAACTTTAATAAAAAACTTAATAAATGGGACATGTCAGATGAGGGTGAAAGAACTTATAATCCTTTAGAAGTTAGAGTACCAAGAATAGAATTTGTTAGTTGCTGGGACTTTTATCCAGACCCTTCAGCTACTAGCATAGAAGAATGTGAATACATTGTTCATAGACATAAAATGAACAAATCACAATTAAGACAACTTCGTAATATGCCTTACTTTGATGAAGATGCTATTAGAGCATGTTTAATGGAAGGTCCTAACTACGAAGAAAAAGATTTTGAAAGTCAATTAAAAGATGATGCTAGACAAGATGACTACCAAACTAACTTTGAAGTCATGGAGTACTGGGGTATTATGGATGCCGAGTATGCCAGAGAAGTTGGTATTGAGTTAGATGATAGTATAGATGATTTAGATGAGGTGCAAATTAATGCATGGATTTGTGGTAATCAACTCTTAAGAGCTGTAATAAACCCATTTACTCCATACAGAATACCTTATCATGCTTTTCCTTATGAAAGAAATCCATATAATTTCTTTGGTATTGGAGTAGCAGAAAACATGGATGATTCTCAACAGATTATGAATGGTCATGCAAGGATGGCTGTTGATAATCTAGCGATGGCTGGTTCTCTCGTCTTTGATGTAGATGAATCAGCTTTAGTTGGCGGACAGTCTATGGAAATATATCCGGGTAAAATATTCAGGCGACAAGCTGGAATGCCGGGACAAGCCATACATGGTTTAAAGTTTCCAAACACTGCTCCAGAGAATATGATGATGTTCGATAAGTTTAGACAACTTGCTGACGAACAGACCGGTATACCATCATATTCACATGGTCAAACTGGTGTGCAAAGTATGACAAGGACTGCTTCTGGTATGTCAATGTTACTAGGTGCTTCTAGTTTAAATATTAAAACAGTCGTTAAAAACTTAGATGACTTTTTATTAAGACCATTAGGCGAAGCTTTCTTTCAATGGAACATGCAGTTCTTTGAAGGCTCGTTAGATGTGAAAGGTGATTTAGAAGTTAAAGCAACGGGTACTAATAGCTTGATGCAAAAAGAAGTCAGAAGTCAAAGACTTACTATGTTCTTACAAACTGCACAAAGTCCAGCTATTGCTCCTTTTGTTAAGATTTCTAAATTGGTTAGTGAACTTGCCTATAGCTTGGATTTAGACCCAGATGAAATTCTGAATGACCCTGAAGAAGCAGCTATGATGGCACAAATAATAGGAATGCAAAATGCTGGACAAAACGTTAGCTCGGAAGCTGAACTTGCTGGTGAAGGACAAGGTCCTATGGGAAGCCTTGCTGGAACACCTGCAAAACCTCAAGACCTTGGACCTACAGGGACTGGTGGTGGCAACATCGGAATCGGAAATGTGCCGGTTGCAGGGGAAAGTGAATTCTCTGGTACGAATAGAGCAATTACCCCTTCAAGTTGAAGAGGCTTTAAATAGAAAAGAAGAGGAGAAATAAATGTTAGATTTATTAGATACAATATTAAAAATAGTAGGAGTAGTACCTTGGATAGTTTCAATCTGTTCAATGATAGCTGCTTTAACCCCAACTCCACATGATGATAATTTAGTAAGTAAAGCTTACAAAGTTATTGATTGGTTTGCCCTTAATATAGGAAGAGCAAAGGAGAAATAATGAAAGAATTAGTAGGTAATCAAAAGAAAATAGATGTCAATGATGATGGCAAGATATCTGCTGAAGATTTTAAAATATTAAGATTAAAAAAACAAATAGGTGGTGATGTTGATAGTCAAATGGCTATTTTAATGAAACCAAAAGAAAAAGTAGAAATGGTCTCTGACGAAGAAATGGAAGAAGATTATTTAGACTTTATTTTAGATGAAGCATTAACTGATGAAGAAGAAAATATGCTTCAAGAAAAACTAGAACAAGATGAGCAATTAGCTATGTTATTTGACAAAGTTGTAGATGTTGCTCAAGAATTTGCTGGGTCTGGTCCTGTTGAAGGTCCGGGTTCAGGAGTCTCTGACAGTATACCCGCAAGGTTATCTGACGGAGAATTTGTCTTCACTGCCAAAGCTGTGGAAGAAATCGGAGCTGACAATTTAATGTCAATGATGAAAGAAGCTGAAGCTAAGGCAGATGAAAGACAACAGTTAGTTTATGGAGGCGAAGTACTGGAAGAAGGTGAAACTTTTATGGTTGAACCAACTGAACCAGAGCCTGTCAAACAAGAAATTCGTGTGCAACGAGAAACTTTAGGACCTCAAGCAACTCAGCAAGAGGAAGAAGAGTTAGTCGAAGAAATACGAACTCGTAAAATGATGACAGGTAAGCCTTCACCCGTAAGCTAAATAGGAGATAAGGCTACCTTATTGTCATAAGCACCTTATCATTATATTAACCGAAAGGCTACCTTTACAAGTAAAGCACTGCACAGTCGACACACGCAGCTACCTTTAAATGAAGCCCTGAGTAGGAGAAAGAATATGACTACTGAAGTAAAAGAGGAAACTGCCAATCCTTATAACGAAAAAAAATCATGGCATAGTGACGAAGAAGATAAAGCATTTGAGAGTGCTGATGGGATGTTTTTTAGCGACCCTGATAAAGCAAAATCAAATGATGATGTAGAGCAATCTGTAGAACAAGAAGCTGCTGAGGAAAGTCCTAAAGACCAACCTTACAAGCGACCAAACTACAAAAAGCGATATGATGATTTAAAAAAACATTATGATGCTAAACTTAATGAATTTAAGTCAAGAGAACAAGAGCTGTTAGAAGAAGCTACTAAAAATAGACAAACCTATAAGGCTCCTAAATCTCAAGAAGAACTTGAAGAATTTAAGAAAGAATATCCAGATGTTTATGAAGTCGTTGAAACAGTTTCACACCTTCAAGCTTCAGAGAAATCTAAAGTTTTAGAAGAAAGATTAGAAGCTCTTCAACAACGAGAAAAAGAACTTGTTCGTAAAGATGCTGAAAAACGATTGAATGACAGACATCCTGATTTTGAAGATATCAGAAACAGTGATGACTTTCACGATTGGGCAAAGTCTCAGCCTAAGTCTATTCAAGATTGGATATACAAAAATGCTGATGATGCTGACCTAGCTTCAAGAGCTATTGATTTATTTAAAAGAGATATTGGTATAGATTCAAAACCAAAGAAGTCAAATTCTAAAAAATCTAAGACTTCTGCTGCTGATATGGTCTCAACTAAAACAACAAGTGTTGAGCCTAAGCAAGAGAAAGTCTGGACTACTAAGGAGATTTCTTCCATGAGCATGGATGAGTTTGACAAATACGAAGACGAAATTAGTCAAGCCATGTTTGAAGGAAGAGTTCAAAGATAAATTATTTTTATTTTAAGGAGAAAATAAAATGGCTTTTAACGTAAGCGACCAAAATTTCGCACAAAGTTCTGGTTCGAACTTTAGTAACAATGCCTTTCTGCCTGAAATTTATTCCAAGAAGGTTTTAAACTTTTTTAGGAAAGCCTCTGTTGTCGAAGCAATAACAAACACAGACTACGCAGGTGAGATTTCAGGATTTGGAGACACTGTTAAAATAATTAACGAACCAGAAATCACAGTACATGCATACGAAAGAGGTGCTGATGTAACTAAAACAGAACTATCTGATGCAGAAACAACTCTTATCGTAGATACAGCTAATGCTTTCAAATTCATCGTAGATGATATTGAGAGTCAAATGTCACATGTAAACTTTAAAGAAGTAGCAAGTTCATCTGCTGCTTATGCCCTAAGAGATGCATTCGATGCAGGTGTTATGGCTAAAATGTTTGCAGGAGTATCTACATCTAATCCAGATAACCAAATTGGTACAAATGCAGCAGCAGGAGCAGGTGTTGAACCAGCTTCAGGTGCTGTTGACCTATTAGGTTCTGACGGTGGTGGTGTAGATGCTATTGACTTAATGGCTAGAATGGCAAGAAAATTAGACGATGAAAATGTACCTGAAGAAGGTAGATGGTTTGTTGCTCCTCCTACATTTTATGAAGAGTTAGCACAGTCTGGTTCAAAATTGCTTTCAGTAGACTTTAATGCTGGACAAGGTTCAATTAGAAATGGACTAGTATCAAGCGGTAAGCTAAGAGGTTTCAATATGTATAAATCAAACAATATTGATACTTCTGGTACTGCTACTGGTAAAGTTCTTGCTGGACACATTTCTGCAGTTTCAACTGCTCAAACAATCACTTCAACTGAGGTCATGAGAGACCCAAGTTCATTTGGTGATATTGTTAGAGGGTTGCATGTCTACGGAGCAAAAGTTCTAAGACCAAAAGCACTAGTATCAGCTTTCTACATTGTAGACTAATGATATTCGGGAGGCTCTTCGGAGCCTTCCATTTTTATATAAGGAGAAAAATGTATTACGAAGATAAAAAAAGAAAGAAAAAGATGGGTGGTGGTATGATGTATGACATGAAGCCTAGAAATAATAAAATGGGCGGTGGTCGTATGAATTATGCTGACGGTGGTTCTGTTTCAAGGTACGCTGATATTTATGAAAAAGAAAAAAAGTGTGTTGAAATGGTAGGATATAATACAATGAAAATATCAGGAGAAAAATAATGTACGGTAAACGTAAAAAAATGGCTACAGGTAAAAAAGTTAAAAAAGTTATGATAAAAGGTGCTGATGTGTCTGCTTTAACTACTAGACAACAAGCAACTATGAAAAAACATTCAGTTCATCATACTGGCAAACACATGAAAGCTATGACAGCTATGATGAAAAGAGGTAAAACTTTTACACAAGCACATAAAGCAGCACAGAAAAAAGTAGGTAAATAATGGCTACAACTTATCTTGATATTACTAATGAAGTATTAAGAGAGCTTAATGAAGTTCCTTTAACTTCATCAAATTTTGGTAACGCTAAAGGCTTACAAGCTTTTGTAAAAGACATGGTAAACAAAGCAATTTTTGATATTGCTAATGCTGAACCACAGTTACCTTTTTTTGCTAACAATCTTAGTGGTACTTCAGACCCATTTTATGGTAATGTAACAGTGGCAACTACAGCAGGAACTAGATGGTATATTTTAAAATCAGGTAGTTCTAGTATTGCAACTGATTTTGCTTCAATAGATTGGGATGATTTTTATATTACTACTATTGGAGTAGGAGGAGAATCAGCTCCTTTTGTTTCTAGAGGTTTAAAGTTTTTAAATCTTGCTGATTGGAGAAGATATTATAGAGATAGTGAAAATGCTGATGATGCTGATACACAAGGCTATGGAGAGCCTAAATTCGTAATTAAATCTCCAGATAATAGAAAATTTGGATTAAGTCCTATACCTGATAAAACTTATAACGTGCATTTTTATGCTTTTGTTAAACCAACAGCTTTATCAGCTCATAGTGATACAGTAGTCCTTCCAGAACAATATACAAATGTTATTACCTCTAGGGTTAGATATTATGTATGGCAGTTTAAAGAGTCACCTCAACAAGCAGCTTTTGCTTTAGAAGACTTTAGAAAAGCTATGAAAAGTATGAAATCTAATTTAATTAATCCAACACCAAGAGTAATGACAGACGACAGAAGATACTTTTAATTAATGGCACGTTCCCAACCCTATACAGTAGCATGTGATGGTGGTCTTGTAACCTCATCAAACTCTATTGATTTATTAAAAACTCCCGGAGTAGCAACAAGATTACAAAACTTTGAAGTTTCTATTGAAGGTGGTTATCGTAGAATTAATGGTTATACAAAATATAAAGTTGGTGATGTTACACCTACACAACCAGCTGGAAGCACTGCTATTATTTTAGGAGTCTTTCCTTATGCTGATGGAGTTATTGCTTGTGTTAGTGATGATATTTACTTTAGTAATGACGGAGCTAATTGGTTACAGATAAACCGAAGCTCAGTATCAGGAAGCGGAGATAACCATACAGCTTTTACAGGTCGTAGTATTTTAAATAGAACTAATCAAGGGCAATGTTCTTTTGCTTTAGCTGAAGGTGCTACTTTTGATTATGGTGAAGTTTTTATAGCTGATGGAGCTAATAAAATTTATAGCTTTCGCATGGAAGGCACAGGTAATTTAAATACTAGAACATTTTTTGCTGCTGAAATTAATGTTACAAATAATAAAGCAGTTAGATTTATTACTGTGCATGATAGTAGATTAGTAGCAGCAGGAGTTGCTGATAATTTAAATACAGTATTCTTTTCTGCTTTAAATGATTTTGATAACTTTGCTGCTGGTGGTAGTAATACTTTAGCTGACCAAATAGTAGGTATTAAAGGTTTCCGTGAAGATTTAATTATATTTTGTGAAAATAGTATTTATAAACACATTAATATAGGTTTAGGTTTAAATGCTGGAGAAAGAGTAGACCCTATTACAGATAACGTAGGTTGTTTAAGTGGTTACAGTATTCAAGAAATTGGTGGTGATTTAATATTTTTAGCACCTGATGGTATTAGAACTGTAGCTGGTACAGCAAGAATTGGTGACGTTGAGTTAGGTACTATATCAAAACAAATACAACCTATACTTAGTGAGTTAGCTAGAAATATTGATGAATATACTATTACTAGTTTAGTTATAAGAGAAAAATCACAATATCGTTTGTATTATTCTAATCCTTTATCAGTTAATTCAGCTCAAGAAGGCATTATAGGTACACTAAGACCAAACGGTTTTCAATGGTCTGAGACTAAAGGTTTGGAAGTAACTGATGTTAATTCAAACTTTGACCAGAATGGTGTTGAAGTTTACTATCATGGCGATACTAATGGTTTTGTTTATACCCATGATGTTGGTCATAGTTTTGATGGTACTAACATAAATGCTATATATGAAACACCAGATTATGATTATGGTGACTTTGGTACTCTAAAAACTTTGCATTATATTAAAATGTCCATTACTCCAGAAGGTAATGTGCAGCCAACACTAACAGTTAAGTTTGATTTTGGTAATCTTGATATACCACAACCAGATAGTATTTTATTAGACTCAGTACCAGCACCGTCAACATTTAGTAATTCGGTATTTGGCTCAGCAATATTTGGAGCGGCAGAGCAACCACTAGTTAGAGAATCACTAGTAGGTAGCGGACACAGTAACAATTTTAGATTCTCAAGTAATGATTCAAACGCACCTTATATTGTGAATGGATTTTATGTAGATTACATACCTTCAGGCAGGAGATAAAACATGGCAGGATATATCCGACAAAGTACATTTAGTGATGGCGATACCATTACCGCAGCATTATTCAATAATGAATATGACCAGTTATTAACAGTATTTAGTAATACTTCAGGACACAAACACGATGGTACAGCTGCTGAAGGTCCAGTCATAGGTTTAATAGGTGATGCTGGAGAAACAACACCGAACAATAAAGTCTTAATAGATAGTGCTAATAATCACATTGAGTTCTATATAGAAGTTAGTAGTAATCCTGTCCAACAGCTCTACATAGCCGATGGAGCTATCCTACCAGTAACCGACAACGACATTGACCTAGGCTCAAGCTCTTTAGAGTTTAAAGATTTATTTATAGACGGCACAGCTAACATCGATAGCTTAGTAGCTGACACTGCCGATATCAACGGTGGCTCAATAGACGGTGCAGTCATTGGAGCTAACTCAGCAGCAGCTGGTACTTTTACCACAGTAACTACTTCAAGCAACGTTGTTGTTGGTGGTAATCTAACCGTTTCTGGCACAACAACTACAGTCAACAGTAACGAAGTTAATATCGGTGACAACATTATTGTCCTTAATTCAGATGAGACAGGAACACCATCACAGAACTCAGGTATAGAAGTAGAACGAGGCACAAGCACTAACAAAACTTTAATATGGAATGAAACCACAGACAAATGGACAGTAGGCTCAGAAACTTTTGTAGCTGGTACAGTTGAAGCAGCTCTAACAGGAAACGTGACTGGTAATGTCACAGGTAATGTTACTGGTAATGTGACTGGTGATGTCACAGGAGATTTGACAGGAAACGTTACAGGTAATGTTACTGGTAATGTCACAGGAAACGTGACAGGAGACTTGACAGGCGATGTGACTGGTAACGTCACAGGCAATTTGACAGGCTCTGTTTTAACTGCAGCTCAAACAAATATCACAAGTCTTGGTACCCTATCAAGCTTAGCAGTCTCTGGTGATTTAACTGTTGATACTTCAACACTTAAAGTAGATTCTAGTAATAATAGAGTCGGTATAGGTACTACTTCGCCAAGTTCATTATTACACCTTAATTCAGGTAATAGAGATTTGAACTTTATACTAGCTGATAGTCCAGCTTCAGGTAATGCAGGAGTACAAATAACAGCAGGTGCTAGTGATTTCTTAGGTTTGTATGGTGGGTCAAGCAATGGTGAATTATTACTTGGTTCTAACAATACTGAACGTATGAGAATAGACTCATCAGGTAACTTGTTGGTTGGTAAGACAAGTACAACATTTGGCACAGTTGGAGTAGAAAATAGACCTGATGGTAGAATAACAAGCACTCGTTCAGGTAATACTAATTTATATCTTAATAGACTTTCTTCTAATGGTTCTATTATTAATTTTTATAAAGATGGAATACAAGTAGGTACTATTGGTACTATTTTTGGTGACTTGACTATCGGTGATGCTGATGTAGGTCTTAGATTCGATACAGGTGCAGGTTTAATACCTTGGAATGTTACAACTAATGCTTCTACTAATAATGCCATAGACTTAGGTGCATCATCAGCACAATTTAAAGACCTTTACCTTGGTGGTAATGCAACCATAGGGGGTAATATAACAGTCACCGGTAACGCAACTATCAACGGTAATCTAACCTTTGGTAACGCAGCAACCGACACAGTTTCTTTCGGA